GATTGGTAAATGTTGAAAATACTTATGCCACACCAACTAAGGATGAATTTTTAACATGGTTTGGTTTAGGCGATGGTGGAGTAGATATTGCTGACCCATTTGTTCCCATTGCTCCAGTTATTAGTGATGATGATTTATCATCAAGAATTATGATTAGTGCTACAGATTCATCTTGTGCTGATTATCATGCTGTGGCTGCAGGATATCCAGAGACAGGTTACTATAAAAAAGCTTTTGATAGTGTTACATTTGAACCTGATATATTAAATGAAAATGATTGGTTAGTTGTGAGAATATCGGTTACTATTGGAGCTAATTATGCAAATGGTAATCAATTATCTGAAGCTGCTTTGTTTTCAGCAGCTAGTGGAGATGGAGGTTATTCAGGTCAATTTAGCATGTTTTCAAAAGTCACGTTCCCAACAATAGTTAAAACTGATGCCAGGCGATTAGTATTTGTTTGGTATTTATATTTATAATAGAAATTAAAAACGGAAATAGGCCGTTTTAAGAAAGCGTATCTAAGAAATTTAAATATAGAAATTATTTAAAAACTGTTATTATGGAAATCATTTAAAATTAACAACCTATTAATTAAATTTTAGGAGGATACGCTATGAGTAATATTTCGCCAGGTGTTTATACAAAAATTATAGATCTCTCTTCATTTGTTCAGAATGTCCCATCAACAATTGGATTGTTATGTGGATTTTCAAAGAAAGGAAGAGATAATGAAGTAGTCTTTGTTGGTTCAAGATCTGAATTTATTTCAGAATGGGGAGAACCAAACATTGTAGATTATGGAAAAAATTTCGGGCAAGGTCCATATATTGGATATAACTTTCTAGGAGAATCTGGATCTTTATATTGGACGAGACTTATGCCTGATGATGCATCCTATTCAAATTTAAGGATTGATTCGCAATTAGCGACTGCAGATACAACTGCTAGTATTAGTATTACTTCTATTGGAAGTATTAATACAAAAGCAGAATTAAAGACAAATTTAGCAGTAGACGGAAATACTAAACCATTATGTTTTCTATATCCAATTGGTAGAGGAGAATATTATAATGGTATCGGTGTAAGAATAACTGAATATTCAAATCCATTGTTATATGATACTTATGTATTAGATATATATGAGAAACAATCAGATGGAGATGATATTATAATTGAGTCATTTAACGTTTCATTTGATCCCAATGCAAAAGATAATGCTGGGGATTCATTATGGATTCAATCAGTTCTTGAAGTTTATTCATCTGTTTTAAGAGCAGATATGGTTCTTAGTGAAGTAAATGATACATACACTTCTGGTTATGATCTTGTTGTTAGAACTTATGATAAAGATCTGGGTACAGTTTCAGCTAATAAGACAGGTGGTTCTGGTTCAGTTACAGATAACAAACAAGATTTTTCTGATTGGGAAACAAGTCCAGAAACTGGAAATGCATCTTATATGATAGTTGCTAAAGATGCAAAAGGTAATACAATTAATGGTTGGTTGGGAGCTTCATCAGGTACAGATAATGAAACTGTTAACGTGTTTGATGAAAGAAATTTAGCCACTGCAACCCAAGGATGGAATGGAGATGTTTCTGCATTTGATATTGATACATCAATTTCATATAGAATTAAAAAATCAATAGTAAGTATTGCTCCTACTTTTGTTTCTTCAACTCCAAAGCCATTAAGAAAAGGAACAGAAGGATCATTAATAGATGTTCAAGGTGATTTTGATACTGATGAAGCTGAAACATTATTAGTGCAAGGATATTCTGGTCTTTTAACAAATCCATCAACGGGCATTACTGATGATACTATATTAGATCCTGAATCAATTTACTTTACACTTGTTTATGATGCTGGTTACCCAGCAGATGTTAAAACTGCAATTAGCACACTATGTACAACTAGACGTGATTGTGTTGGTATTTTAGATAATGGTGATAATGCTACATATACAGCTGCAATGTCTACGAGAAATAATACTAATGTATTTAACAACTATTTTGTTTCTCTTTATGAACCATTCAATAAAGTATCAGATCCATTTACAGGAACAGACGTTTGGTTTTCTCCAGTATATCATATGGCATATCTATTACCAAGAAATGATAATGTTGCTGAATTATGGTTTGCTGCTGCAGGGTTTAATAGGGCTGCAATTGATTCAATTAAGGAACTAAGATATAATCCTGCTTTGGGGCAGCGAGATCAAATGTACTTAAAACAATTAAACCCAATTGTTAAATTTTCTCAAGGATATGTGGTGTGGGGTCAATTAACATCACAAGCAAAAGCAAGTGCATTACAGGATTTAAATATTGTAAGACTTGTATTATATGCTAAGAGAGCTTTAGAACAATATTGTAGGTTCTTTGTGTTTGAGCAAAATGATGAAATTACATGGGGTCAAGTTGCTGGAAGTGTTGTTGACTTCTTAGAAGTGATTAAACAAAATAGAGGATTAGATTCATATACAGTAGATGTAGGTGCAACCGACTATGAAAGAAAAACTAAAATATTTCATGTTGATGTTACTTTACAACCTACTAGAGTTGTAGAAAAAATTGAACTAAACTTCTTCATTAAATAAGCAAAAAAATAACGGGGAAATAATCTAAAAATTTTCCCCGTTATTTTTCCGTTATTTTACTAAACGAACCAGATCTTCATCTGACATACCATACTCATCTAACTCAACCATTCTCTTTAATGCCTTTCCATAATTTTTCAACTTGTTAACCAGATATAAATTAAAACATATGAACGTGGTCATATATACATCTTTATCATTATACCTAAATGTATTTTCATTAAAGTGATGATCAATACGGGTTTCAATACATAACCCCAGATCAGTTATTACCTGGTTAATTTTGTCAAATGTATGATGGTGAATTAAAGCATCTGGAAGAACAGTTAATGGACTAGTTTGAATTGATGTCATAACCATTCTAAGATATTCAATGTTACAATGTTTAAATTCATTATCAAAAATCCCACCCGCTTCTCTTAATGAAAGAACGTTATCTAATTCAAAAGTCGATGGTAATGCTACGAACATTAAAGTTAACATAGTTTCTCCTTAGTGGTAACTGATTAAAATCCAGCTGGACATGTGTACGGATTTTTCTTTAAGATTTTCCTAAATCTTTTAAATTCAGGTGCATTATTCCAGACTTTAAAGATAGATCTTTTCTTTAAAGAAACACCACATTTTTCATGGTCTGCAAAACTACAAGGAATAAGATGCATACTTGGAGATATATATACAGACATCCTAGAACTTTCACATGAGTCAACAGACATTTTCTGCATATCACTCATTTCCACATATTGTAGAACATGATTTACAAGACAAGAATCCATACCCACTTTTATTTTACAAGAAGGTTTTATAATATTTTCTGCAAATTCTTTTATCATAGGATATGAAGGAACCCATTTTGTTAATAATTTTCCATTACCTTGAGGTTTAAATAATAGAAATACAATTGCATTTAATTTTTTAAGATCTACTTGGCTATTCCATACATCTTTTCCTTTAAGTATATCAATAGCTCTTTTATGTGTTAGCGCAGAATAAACAAAATGAATGTTAGTTTTTATTCCAGCATTTATAAGCATCTTTAATGCTTTATATGTATAAGGTCTACTAACTAACTTTGTTTTCTTTATTGTTTTATATTCATAACCTTCTTCTTCAGATTCATTAATATTTACAATTTTCCACTCTGTTTTATTTTTTTCGCAAAAATCGTTTTCTATTTTCATCTTCTTCTCCATGACATTGTTTACATAATGTTATTCCTAAAACTAATGTATGTAATTTATTGATTTGTTTTTCTAAATCTTTAATATTTTCTTTAGACCAGTTTGAATAATTTTCTATATTTAATCCTATATTTTCCATAGCTTTATCAAATATTTCACGGTATGGTTTTATATGATGAACTTCTAAATTAATAGAACTTCCACATTTTTTACATAAAAAATCATCCCGTTTAAGAATTGGATAAGTCCATTCTGTATAAAGAGATTTTTTAAATAAATGTCTTAATTTACCTGGAGTAATTCCAATAACAGATATATCTTTTCTATTTTTGTAGTTTGGTTTACCCTTCTTTGTAATTTTCATTATTTTTGTATATTTTGCAACTCGTTCATCATCATATTTAGTTAATCCTTTATTCCATGCAATAAATGTCATTCGCTGTTTAGTTTCTTTCATATTTTTTGCATTTTTTGCAACACGGTCATCAGTATTTTTAGTTAATCCTTTATTCCATGCTTTAACTCCTGTAGTTTTTCGATTTGGGCAACCAAATATATATTGACTACAACAATATTTTCCATTTTTAAATTGATATTTAGCTGGTTGCCCACAACCATAATCACAGATCTGATTTGTTTGAATCATTTATTTTTCTCCGAACCCTTACTTTTATTATTTGTTCTGAAAAAATTTCACTAACAGCAACAGCTCCACATAATTTGGATACTTCAATTTGTTCATCTGTTAAATTATTTCCGCTTGTAGTATAATTGGGAACAACATTATTTTCCCGACAATACTCGAGTATTTCTTTAAAGTTTTCGTGAAGATTTGGATCTCCCCTTCCACCAAGAGCTACTTGGTTTGTATGATATTTTGCTTCATCTATTATTTTTTTGAAATTGTCAAGGGTCATGTTATCTTCATAAGCACGACCCTGATAACAAATCTCACAATTGTTTAAGCAATGCCCCATGATTCCAACATCTAACATAGATGGAAACTCTAACTGAAATGGATCGGGGTGACCATTTATTCCTCTTAATGCTTCAAAACCGGTTTGAGTATTAAACAAAAGTTCGTATTTATCATTGGCAAATCGTTTATCAAATTCTCTAATGATAAAATTATTACCTGATGTTTTCAATAATTTCGTCATCATTGATTTTATTGTTTTCTTCTTCATTTATAACCCCCAGTCTTTTAAGAATGTCAAATTCATATACACCTCTTAGACACATAATTAATATTATAGTTAATAACACTGTAAGCATTCCAAATAGAGACATAAAAGTTATAAACATTAATAACCATATATCTTCTATGTTTGATTTTTTATATTTGATGTTTGCCTTGTGGATAAATTCTACGATTTTTATTAATAAAGTTTTTTTGTTCATGTTGTTGTTTTCTCCTTTTTGTTTTTATTTTAAATACTCTTCAATAATTTTTACACATAATTTATCAGCTTTGTTGAGTTGTGGTTTGTCTGGAAG